GAGCATTTTCTGGAGAAAAAGAGCCCTCTTCGCCTCATTTACAAGCCCACGGGCCAGACCATCTATTTCCGCGGCCTGGACGATGAGATGAAAATTAAGGGTATCAAACCGAAGTTCGGATACATTGGCTGCCTGTGGTTCGAGGAAGCGGACCAGCTTCGCCGGGGCGAAAACGCGGTGCTGAGCGTGAAGCAGTCCGCGTTCCGCGGCTCGGGGAGCAACCCGACCTTAACACTCATCAGCTTCAACCCGCCCGCCAACGCGCGGAACTGGGCCAACCGGTACGCGCGGGAGCAGCAGCCGGGCAAGCTGGTGCATCATTCGTCGTATCTGGATGCGCCGCGGGACTGGCTGGGCAAGGAGTTCCTGGACGGTGCGGACTGGCTGCGGAAGACAAAGCCGCTCAAATACCGGCACATGTACCTGGGCGAGATGGTGGGCAGCGGCACACAGGTGTTCGACAACATCTTGAGCCGGAAGATCACGGCGAAGGAGATCGCGGGCTTCGACAACATCATCAGCGGCGTGGACTGGGGGTACTACCCCGACCCGTGGGTGTTCATCCGCACGTATTACCATGCCGCTACCCGTACGCTGTATATTTTCGACGAAGCGCGCGGCAACAAAATGCAGAACGCGGTCACGGCGGAGATCGTTAAAGGAAGGGTCGCGCCGGGCGAGCTGATCCTTGCGGACCTTTCGGACGAAAAAGCCTGTGCGGATTACCGCAGCTACGGCCTGCGGTGCTGGCCCGCCAGGAAAGGGCCGGGCAGCCGTGAGCTGGGCGTGCGGTGGCTGCAAGGCCTAAACGCCATTGTGATCGACCCGGTAAAATGCCCGTGTGTGCTGCAGGAGTTCCTGGAATGGGAGTACGAGGTAGCGCCGGACGGCACGGTGCTGGGGACTTTGATGGACGCAAACGACCACGGTATCGACGCGGCGCGGTATGCCTGCAGCCGCATCTGGCAGCGCAAAGGAGCGTGACAAATGAAGCTGAAGGACTGGCTGCTGAAGAAGTACCTGCCCAGCTGGGCGGTGCTGGAATACGGCGACGCGCTGGAGGCGGCACAGAGGCGTGTACGGGAGCTGGAGGCGGAAAACCGGCAGCTGCGGGCATACATCAACGGCGTGGAGCGCGGGCTGCGGGCAAAGCAGCCGGAAATTCGGATCGAAAGGAGTGACGGCGGATGAACGCAGTCGTAAGGGCGCTGTTTGACGACGCCGCCATCACAGGGGCGCAGGCGGCGGGGCTGAAGGACACCAGCACAGCGGCTATGCAGGCGGCGGTGCGGGAGTGGTTCGAGCTGTTCTTCATGCGTGAAGCGGTGAAGGGCAAGGAAGAAGACCCGGCGCAGCGCATCCCCTACACCATCACCAACAAACTGACAAAGGCTTGTTTTGCGGAGTACGATTCCAGCTTTACGGAAAACGGAACCGGAAAAACGGCGTGGCTGGACGGACAGCGCAGCCTCATTGACGCCGAAAAGCAGGACGTGCTGCAGTGGGTCATGGTGGGCGGCGAAGGCTTTTTGAAGCCTGCACCGGACGGCACGGGGCGGCTGGCCTACCATGTGGTAAGGCGCGACTGCTACAACGTACTGGCCCGCGGGCCCCGCGGCATCACGGACGTGCTGATGAGCGAGCGGAGCCGGGCGGGCTCTGACTACTACACGCTGCTGGAACGCCGGACTGTGGACGGCAGCGGGTATCTGACCATCCGGTACAACCTGTATGTGTCGGAAAACAGCAGCACACTGGGGCATGAGGTGCGGCTGGACAGCCTGCCGCAGTATGCGGCGCTGGCCCCGGAGCACACCTACAGCGTGCCCTTCGGCGGTCTGGGCATGACCTACATCCGTCTGCCGATGGCAAATAACGTGGACGGGAGCCCGGACGGCGTGAGCGTGTACGAGGGCGCGGTGCAGCTGATCCACAACATCTACAAAAATGAGTACCAGCTGGGGCGTGAGTTCGAGCTGGGGCGCAGCCGGATCGTGGCCAATGCGGACAAGCTGGTAACGCCGGACCCGGAGGGCGGCGTGATGCGGCTGAAGGACGACGTGTTCGTCGGGCTGGACGGCGACACCAACGACAAAGGATTGACCATCTTCTCCCCTGCGCTGCGGGATGAGAGCTTTGAGCGGCGGAAGCAGAGCTATTTAAAGGCGTGTGAGAATATCATCGGCCTGAAACGCGGTATATTGTCGGACGTGGAGGCTGTGGAGCGCACGGCAAAGGAGATCAGCAGCAGCGAGGGCGACTACAGCCTGTCGATCATGGACCTGCAGCGGATGTGGTACGACGCACTGCTGGAGACGCTGCGCATCACGGACCTGTGGGGCCAGGCGCTGGGGCTGTGCGACGCCCGGGCGGTGGACCTGGAGCAGCTGCTGAGCGTGAGCTGGGGCAACGGCGTTTTGTACGACGCGGACAAGGACTGGGCCGACACGCTTTCGATGGTGGAGGCCGGCCTGCTGAAGCCTGAGCTGGCGCTGGCGAAAAAATACGACCTGCCCAGTGAGACGCCGGAAGACCTTGCGGCCATCCGTGAAAAGTACATGCCGGAGATGGTCCAGCTGACCGCCCAGGCCGGTCTGAGGTGACGCCATGGCACTGACGCCGGATGAGATCGACGGGCTGCGGGAATTGATCCTCGCTGTTTACGGCCCCGTCACAGAGGAGCTGCTGCGCGACCTGTGCCGGTGCATCGCTGAGGCCGGGCAGATGACGTCCAGCGCCGAATACAAACTGCTGCTGGCAAAAAGCCTTGCGGGCGCGGATGATGTGATCGCGGACACGCTGCGCAGACAGACGGACCTCACCGACGACGCGGTGGAGCAGCTGATGCGCTGGGCCGCCGAGAAGACCGCCCCGCTGGAGGAAAACGAAAGCCTGCGGAACATTGCCGAAGCCTATGTAAAGGTGACGCGCAAGGAAGTGGCCAACGTGCTGGGCCAGCTGGCCGCGGCGGATGTGGACGGCCGTGTGTACCCTATTAAAGATGTATACCGGCGCACGATGGACTATGTGTTCCGGGAGGTCTCCAGCGGCACGAAGACGCCGGAGGAAGCTGTGCGGCGTGCCACGCTGCGCCTGTGGCAGCGGGGCATCCGCACCATCGACCGCTCGGACGGGCGCACTTTTTCCGTAGAGTTCATGGCTCAACGCGCCATTATGGCGAAGATGGGCGAAATGACCACGGCCATCAACGAGAAGCACCACGACGACGGCGGGTGCGACGGATGGGAGATCAGCGCGCACAGCGCCAGCGCGCCGGACCATGAGCCCTATCAGGGGCGGCAGTACAGCGATAAGGAATACAAGCGGCTGAACAGCCGCCTGCAGCGGCGCATCGGCACGCTGAGCTGCAAGCACATCGCCTGGCCGATCAAGCTGGGCGTGGACAGCCCCCAGTGGACGAATGAGCAGCTGGCGGAGATGGCGCGGGAAAACGCGAAGGGAGTCACCTACGAGGGCAGGCACTACACCCAGTACGAAGCGACGCAGCAGCAGAAAGCGCTGGAGAACAGCATCCGGCAGTGCAAGGACCGTATTGCCGCGGCGCAGGAGGAGGGCAAGCTGGGCAGCGGAGAGCTGCGCAGCAGCCGCATCCTCCTGCGGCAGCTGAATGCGGAATACAAGCGGTTTTCGGCCGCGGCCGGGCTGCGCACGGCTCCGGAGCGGCTACGGGCGGCGGGGCTGGGCCGGGCGCTGAAACCGGACGGCACGCTGGAAATGCCGCGTCCTGCGGGTACGCTCACAGGCAGCGGCGGCAAGCTGGATGTGGAAGAAGCCAGGAAAAGCTATTCCGCGTATCTTGACACCTTGACGGATGCGCCGGAAAAGAATATGGTATGGTTAAGACATTTTACGGAAAAAAGTCCGACTGGATACGAAGAAGATCCCACACTGGCTGCCCCGTTTGCATATTCGGCAAAAAAAGATAAAATTTTGTACAACCCGAATGCCCCCGGCTTTGCGGAAATGGATTTCGATTTTGCCAACACCCATGAAAACGCACACCGCGCGGACGTAATGCATATGAGGTCATACAGAAATGAAGGCTTTAAGCGTGCCGTACAGCTTGCGGGCGAAAAAATTTTGAAAAACATGGAGGGCTATCAACGGGTGGCGCAAAATATACGCAGTAAACCGTTGAAGGATGTGTTCAGCGCATTGAGCGCGGGAAAACTATATACAGCATTTGGCCATTCGGTCGAATACTGGGAAAGGAACCCGTCGTTTACATTCACGGAGATTTTTGCTGAATTGTTTACTATGGAAACGCAAGGCGATTCGGACCTGTACTTTGTTAAAACGTTGTTCCCGGAGCTGTGGGATGAATACCAGAAACTGTTTTAGGAGGAATTTCTGATGTCTTTGCCTTTTGTACCAGGCATTGCTGAGCGCATGGAAGAATTGGGCTATGACCAGCTGCTTCGGGCGTATGAGGATAAATACGGAAAGAAGTATCCGCCGTTCCGCATGGAGATACACAAGGAAGGCGGCCTCGCCTACATGGAAGAGCTGCGCGCACAATTCCCCGGTGAAAATCTGGATGAGCTCATTGAACGATACACCGACCACAGGAGCGAGGAAGAAAAGCGCGCGGAGCTGGATGCTCTGGTGGATGAGCTGGTGCGCCGGCAAAACCGGCACGCACCCTGACCTGCGTTTAAACGTCCGTTTAAGCGCCTTTAAATGATAGCTGAAGGACCCCTTCACGGGGGTCCTTTTGTTATGCCCCAATATATATATTGTATCTAAAAGGAAGGAGACTGACGACATGGCATTGGAATTTGCCAAAGAGCTTCTTGGCGACGCCTACACCGGGGAGCTGGAAGAAAAGCTGGAGGCGAAGATCAACGAGCTGTACGCTCCAAAGGCGGACCTGGACGCAGCTTCGGCGCGTGCCGACGGCCTGCAGGAACAGCTGAACGCTGCAAACGAAGCCATCGGTAAGTTTGAAGGGCTGGACGCGGAGCAGGTAAAGGCGCAGATCGCGGACTACAAGCAGCGCGCGGAGGCGGCGGAAAAGGACCGGGACGAAAAACTGGCGGCCGCTGCATTCGATGCGAAGATCGACAAGGCGCTGGCAGACGCAAAAGCGCACAACCCGAAACTGGCGCGCGGCGCTCTGGACCTTGACGCTCTGCGGTCCAGTAAAAATCAGGACGCGGACATCGCGGCAGCCATCGCAGCCGTACAGAAAAGCGACGCATACCTGTTCGCGCCGGAAGGAGCCGGGACCGAACCCGCGCCCGCATCCGGCACCGGGACCTCTGCTGTGCCGGGCACGGCAAAGTATACTGCCGACGAAATCGCCATGCGCAAGGCTGCGGATCTGCCCGTGGACTGACCGTATCACACACACTACACAGAAAGGCAAGGTAAACCAATATGGCAAACAACATTGCACTGGCAAAAACCTTCGTCCCCATCCTGGACGAAATCTACAAGCTGGCGTCGCTGACCAGCAAGCTGGACGGCGCGGCGGAGCTGGCGCGGCAGGGCGCGAACGCCAACGAGCTGATCGTGCCGATGCTGAGCATGCAGGGGCTGGGCGACTACAGCCGCAACGACGGGTACGTCAAGGGCGACGTCACCATGACAAATGAGACCGTAAAATGCAACTACGACCGCGGCCGCAAGTTCTATGTGGACGCGCTGGACAATGAGGAGACCGCGAAGCTGGCCTTCAGCCGTCTGTCCGGCGAGTTCATCCGCACAAAGGTGGTGCCGGAACTGGACGCTTTCCGCTTCGCATCCTACGCGGGCAAGAGCGGTATTTCAAAAGCCACCGCAGCCGATCTGCCGGACGGCGCATCGGTGCTGGCGGCGCTGCGTGTGGCCATCACGAAGATGGACGAAGATGAGGTGCCCACGGAAAACCGCCACCTGTTCATCACGCCGACGCTGGACGGCATGATCGCAGACCTGGACACCACGAAGAGCCGTGAGATCCTGACGCGCTTTGCTACAAAGACGCTGGTGCCGCAGACCCGGTTCTACACGGCCATCGACCTGCTGGACGGCAAGACCGGCGGCGAAGAGGCGGGCGGCTTCAAAAAGGCCGACGGCGCGAAGAATATCAACTTCATGGTGATCCACCCCTCGGCACTGATCCAGTTCCAGAAACATATAGTGCCCAAAATCAAAGGGCCGGAGGACGACCTGGACGGCGATCGCCACATGTTCGGCTACCGCACCGTGGGCATCGCGGACGTGTACGCCAACAAGCTGGCGGGCATCTACATGCATAACGCGGCGGAAGCAGGAGGCTGAGAACGATGAGGACAGTTGGTTTGACCTTTCATGAGGATACACAGGCCGCCCCGGCTGTTGAGGCCGGGGCCTCCCTGCCGGAGGCCGGGACGGCCGCACCGGAAGCGGGAGCACAAAACCCCGCCCCTGCTCCGGCACCGGAAAAGGCGCTGGAGGACATGACGGTGACGGAGCTGCGCAGTTATGCGGCGGCGCACGGCATCGACGTAACGGGCGCGGCCAAGAAACAGGACCTGCTGCTGGCTGTGCAGACGGCGGTAGAGCCCTCTGCCGAGCCGACTGGGGCTGTACCCGGTGAGCAGCCGGAGACGGCTGCAGAGTAATACACGGGAGGGATACGCATGGTAGCGGACAAGGAGTTCTACTATTCCACATACCACGGAAAACTTTCGGAGGCGGACGTGGAGGGGTGCCTGGCCCGTGCGGAGTACATGCTGCACAGCCTGACGCTGGACCGCCTGCAGGACGGAGCCTGGGAACAGGACGAAACGCTGGCGAAATGCGTGCGCATGGCGCACTGCGCGCTGGCAGACGCCCAGCACGCCCAGGACACGGCCGTGCTGGCGGGCGGAAAAGTGACCAGCGAAAGCGTGGGAAAATGGAGCCGCAGCATCCAGCAGGATGACGAACGATCCGGCAGCTTCGAGCGCCGCTGCCTGCGTATCGCCGCCCAATATATCCCCATCCGCAGCGGGCTGCTGTACCGGGGGGTGAGCGGATGCTGACGCCGAATGCGAGCTGCACGCTGTACCTGCAGACCGGGCCGTACCGGTTCAGGCGCATCTTCTGCCCTGCTGTATTCTGGCAGGAGGACGCCGACGGCACATCCGTCATCATCTCGGAAGATCTTCCGGAGCAGTACAAGGGCGAAAAACGGGAGCATGATTTCATCGTCCGTGGCGAGCGTCTGGGCGAGGTAACGGACACGGAGAGTAAAAAAGCGCTGCTTGCAGACAAGCCCCTGACTGTCAAAAACCTTGTGCACTGTGCATTCGGCGGCCTGCCTCATTGTGAGGTGACGACGGAATGAGCATGCTGCAGCTCGACTTTCGTTTGCCGGAGTTTGGAAACCTCGTAAAGGACCTGGGGCTTGAAGAAGGCGGACGCGCGCAGCAGCATCTTGTGAAAAATGTTGCGCGGCGCATCACCAAGTATGTGCCCAAGCGCACATACAGCAGCATTGAGAACGCCATCGCCCAGGGCCAGGAACCGGCCAACGGCCGCATCGTCATCCGCGGCCCACAGGTCAAGTATCTGTATTTCGGGAAAGTCATGGCCGGGCGCAAGCCGAAACACGTTACAAACAAAGACATCCGGTACACCACTACGTTTAATCGCCTTGCCGGTCCTTTCTGGCTTGAGCGCCTCATGGCCGCCGAAAAGGACCGGATCATTGAGGATGAACGCCGGAACATTTTAGGAGGCCCATAATGGCTGTTTTAAACGATATCCGCGCCCTGTTCGCACAGTGCCCCGCGCTGAAAGATCTGGAGGCGCGCACCGACCAGCTGGAGACGGACGCCGAGGGGTACGGGATCTTCCCGGCCGGTTCTGTCGTCATCGAACAGGATATGCGCGGAGCGGCCACCTGGCAATACCACTTTATCATTGCCGCTACCCGCATGACGGCTGATGACGTCATGCGGCTGGATAACTGCAATTTTACGGAGGAGTTACAGGACTGGGTCCAGCAGCAAAACCGCAAGGGCGTCCCTCTTTCCGGGGACGGCCTTTCTTTTGTCTCAATTTCCGCCTCAAACGGAGCCTTTACAGACTGGGACGAAAATTTCCAATATGGTGTCTACAAAATTCAGGGCACCCTGATCTATGAAAAGGAGTGACGAAGCATGCCTGGAACATATATTACCCCCATGACATGGAACCGCCGCTGGTGGATCGACCTCAGCGCAAACGATTCGCCCCAATGGGCGGAGGTTTCCGTCGGCATCACATCCCGCGGCAACAGCATCAACGAACAAAGCCAGGAATACTACGTCCTGATCTATGAAAAGGAGTGACGAAGCATGCCTGGAACATATATTACCCCCAAGACATTCAACCGCCGCTGGTGGATCGACCTCAGTGCAAACGATTCGCCCCAATGGGCGGAGGTTGCCTCCGGCATCACATCCCGCGGCAACAGCATCAACGAACAAAGCCAGGAATACTACGACATGGCGGGCCGGGGCGTGGCCGAAAGCGAGGTCACGGGCGTGAGCGTGTCCCGTACCTTCACCGGTTTCCGCAGGTTTGGCGACGCTGCGCAGGACGCCATCATGGACCGCCTGTACGACCTCGACAACCGGAAAGTCAAGTTCATTGAGTGCTACGACAATTTGGGCAGCGGCAAGCCCAACGGCCGTCAGGGAGAGGGCGTGCTGTCCATCACGGACGATGGGTCCGGCGACGCCCAAAACCGCGAAAACATCAGCTTCGGCCTCAAGATCCTGGGCACTCCCCAAAAGGGAACTGTCACCATCGGTGAGGACGGCACGCCCACGTTTTCGCCGCAGGCCGCAGAGGCAAAGGCGGCGTCGAAATGAGCGCGGGGTTTGAGTTCGCCAAAAAGCACGAGATCACCATTTGCGGCCGCGCATACCCGTGCGATATCTCGGACAAACGGATGCTGGAAGGCGTTACGCGGGATTTTCCCCGCGTGCTTCAGGCCGCGCAGGCATTCTGTGCGATGGACGCCAAACTGAAGCCCGGCGGGCAGGACGGACGGAGCGCGGACACCATGGCACAGGAGGCGCTGAAAAAATTTTC